TTATAGAATTCTTTTAATGTTTCAGCAACGGCTGTTTCATTAAGTTGTAGAATATAAGTTAAGTATTCCCTGACTTCTTCGCCTAAACTAAGTTCTGGATCTAGGATTAACTGAGTTTCTTGTGCACGTTTAACTACTTTTTTGTCAATTAAGTCGCTGTCCTCTAGCTGACCCAATTCATGCAAATCACCTTCAATTTCATAAATGGTATGATGAAAAGTTGTCTGCGGTTTAGGGTCATGTACGCCTACTGTCTGTTTAATTAACTGCGGAAGTTGAAAAGGCATCCAAACGTGTGTTAAATCATCACAATTTAATAAAATAGTTCCAGTATTAACTTCGCTACGGTGAAAGCTAGTAGTATAAGGGCTACCTGGATATATAATATTTCTTTGTGAGTTTTCATAACTATGTAAATCACCTGCTAGTACCTTTTGCCAACGGTCTAGTAAGCTAAGATCAATTTCAGGTTTAACGTGTGGTGGAATTTCTCCGCGTACATGAGTACACAAAATTCTTTCATCAAAGGTATACTTTGTAGTTTCTAATTCTTTTAGTTTATTGTAGGGCACAAAATCAATACCATGTCTGGTATAAAAGTCATCTACAATAGTTACTAATGGATTGATTCTAGTAGTAGCACGTTTTAAGTAACTTAAAAAAGTAGTGTCTTTTTTAAGCATTTCATGATTGCCAGGGTAGACTATGCACTCTACATCAATACTAGCTATTAAATCAAAGTATAACTCGACTTCATCCATAGTTGGAAGTCTATCAAAAATATCGCCGCCTAAAACTACTAAGTCAGCGTGTTGCTGCATTTTTTTAAATTGTTCTGTAAATAGTTGAAACCTATTTTTAGCCCAATCAACTGGAACATTTTTTTGACCCAGTTTTATATGTATATCTGCTGTGAATAATATGATCATTTTGCACCAGACAAAATAGCCCGCTAAAGTTTTATACTCTAGCGGGCTTTGTGTTTAACCTAGGTCTTTAATTGCTTCTTGCTCACTTTCAGTTTGCTCACTTTCTTCGTCCTGAGCAGACTTAAGTTTATCTAGCAGTGCTTTAATTTCGTCAGGATTTGCACGAGTATACTTTTCATCAATATTTTGAGCACTAGCCGCTAAAGCCATTTCAGCCTCAGTAAGTTTGCGTTTTTTGCAACGTAGGACTTGTAGTGTATATTCTACGTTGTATGCTAATGGGCCTGTTTTAACCCGTTTAAATACTACGTCCCAACCAGTTTCTGGATCAGTGGGATCACCTAAATCTTCAGCGGCAGTAACAATCTGCTCAAAAAGCTTCTTTTTAAGATTTAGAACCTTTACTTTGCCATCTTTAGGGTCAATACAATTTACTGCATAGCTCCAGCTACAACGAAGATCTGGATAAAATTCAGGAACCCAGTCTTTTTCTAAATTGTCGAACTTTTCTTTTTCGCGGCTAAAGGCTAAACATTCAATAGGAATGTCTTTGTTATTAGTTCCCTTTACCCAATAAATATAACGTGGTAATACTCCGCCAATTAGTCGAACCACATTTTCGCCATCTTTATAATCATAGCTTTCAACGCTAGATTTTTGTGCCTTGCCTTTAGTTTGTGTAAAGCTAAGTGCCATTTTAAGTTTCCTCGTGTATAAATTTAATTTGTTTGTTTGCGATAATTAAAAGCGGATTTGAATTAATTAATCCTAAACTAATATCAGGATATAGCGATAAATCTAAATACTTAATGCGGTGTGTTTTATAAAACATATAATTTCTACGACCGGCTAATTTTATATATTGTGCTTTATATACTATATCTGTGTTTTTGTCGTTAAAAAAAGAACCTGGATTTAACAAAAAGCTTGAACCTGCTTTAAGTTTAGTAATAGGTTTGTATTTTTCTTTACTATTTTTAGGTATTGTAATGCCTTTATAAAACTTTTCTAGTCCTTGTACTAGGTATTCCGGATCAGATTTTGTTTCAGCTTCTAGAATGTTAAGATCAAAGAATAAAGTCATTATTATACTTTAAATAATATTATATCATTGTTTAAGTTAATTTACAAGTGTAAATTTTTTATACGGCATTAATCTGCCAGCCTTTTCTCATATAGAACCCAAGTCTATCATTATTTTGTTTTTTATCTGACCATCCTGAAAATTGCATATCCACTACTAAAGGCATTAATTTATCAGGATGTTCACGTTGTACTCTACCAATAATTTGTTCTAGTAAACTGTCATTGGCAAGAGGAACAGCTAGAATAACGCAACTAAGTGAGTTGATTGATATTCCTTCGCTGAAGATTTGACGACTGCCAGCAATGCACATTTTTTCTTTTGATAGTAATTGTTGCTTTGCTTTTTGTCGTTGTTCAAAATCTGTTTCGCCAGTAACCAACACACAGGTTTCTCCAACATATTCATGTACCTTTTGTAAAAATTCAACTCTATCTGCAATAATTAAAACTTGATGCCCTTCGCTAATGTGTATTAGCGCTACTGCTGCAATAAATTTTTGATATGAAATAGTTTCGCATAAGTCAGTTATTTTTTCTACCCAAGGAACTCCAAGTTTTAAAGTAATACCAGTTTTAACTAAATTAACTACAGGATTTAGTGTATTACTTTGTGGCGGTTTATACACACTGTGACCAAAATAGTCTGAAAATAATATGTGTTTACCATCTTTACGTTGCATTGTACCACTTAATGCAATTCTATATCTAGCATGAAAACTATCTACAATTTCTGAAAAAGTGGTAGCTGGGCAATGATGTGCTTCATCTAAAATAACAGTTCCAAATTCTTTGCTAAGCGTATTTGCATGTTTAATTAGTGTTTGAACATTAGCAATTGTAATTGCATAATCTTCCCAGTCTAGTTTACCCCCACCAATTACACCTATTTCCATATCAAATAACTTTTGTGCTTCTTCAATCCACTGATCCCTAAGTGCAGCAGTATGAGTAATTACTAGTGTTTTCTGACCAAATTTTTTAGCTAAATGTAGTGCTGTAAATGTTTTGCCCCAACCTACCAATGCATTAATAAAACAGGTGTCATTAACTTCATTATATACTACTTGTTGACTATCTCTAAGAGAAAACTTTGGTTCTGGAAAAGGTGCTGGTACTTGTACGCGTTTATCTACAATTTCATAATTATCAGGCACTAGGTCTAGTCTACCTTGTGGAATAACAAATACATTTTTTGATAGAGTTTTGTAGTTTTTAATAGTTTCTACAGTATGAAACTTTTTGCTGCCTGTATTTTTATTAAGTTTATAAGTTAACGCTTGCATTAACTCTTTGATTTTATCCACACCAGGATTATCTAAGTAGATTTTATTGCTAATAATTGCTTTAGCCATTATACAGCTCTATATGTTTGTTTAAATGCATCATTATAAAATCCATATAATACATAGCTTAACCCCCAGCGAAGTATGCCTGCATAATATTGCTCTGGTTTAGGTGCATACATACACTTAAATCGTTGTGGTAAACCTTCTACTTCTATAATTGCACCCATACCCTCAAGTGGCAAAACTTTTGTAATCTTATGCGCAGTCAGCTTGGCGCGACTAGATTTTCTGTACTGAAATACGTGCCCGCTATTATCAATAAACCAAGTAGTTTGTTTGGCTATTTTGATTAAATCGCCTAAAAAATATATGGCTTGCCGTATATAAAATAATTTTGCACTAGTTATAGCTAGTCTGCGTAAACCTAGTGTAATACCTGGCATAGATTTATCGTCTACTATACGTAAACCTATTTTAGTTTCTAGTGATTCCTTGTCTACATACTCTTTTGAGTAGTAGACAAGGCCATTTTCTTGAATAGGTTTATGTTCTCCTAGCCTAAACACGGGCCAGCTTATCTCCAGTAAGTTCATACTGCACCTCAAAATCACCAAAGCTATAATCATCGCCAATATCTTGATCAACACCAATAGGCGAACCAGAAATACTACAGCCATGGTCTTGCTGAGTATTTAGTTTAAGTATTTTGCAGTATTCTTGCACGTGTTCGGTTTTAACTACGGCTACAATAGAG